TTGTTTTCATTTAATCTCTCCTTGAAATTCACCCTTGTAAGGGATTCACTTCGTTTGTAATTGATTATTGTTATTTACTTGCTTACGCATTTTTCTATCTTCTTTTATCAATGTTTTAGATGTTTCTACTGCAGTCTTTAAAGTCTGTTCTAACTGCATAAGTTTCTTCTCAAATTTTACCTTTGCAACCTGTCTATCAGCATGTCTCAATTCTCTTTCGGCTGTTTGCATATCGCCTTTTAAATCTTCAATAAGCTCTTGTGATTGCTGAAGTGCCTGTTCAGCCTGTTTAATTATTGAGTTCTTCTGAAGTATTGTCTCTATGTCAGGTAAGTCAGTCAATCTTAATATGGCTTCGTCATCTCTAAGTATTTGCCTATCCCATAGGTCAAGAGCTGTCTGTAACCTTGCACCTCTATGGGTGGGTAAAGTAGAGCCAGCAACCATCTTGATATCGTATTTATTGGCAGTCAAGTCATTATAAATGCCAGTCTCTTCTCTCTGGTTGAACATAACCTCTCTTGGTCGCATATTTGGCTTGACTATTCTAACAATCTTACGTTCAGTATAAACTTTGGGGATTAAATCACCAATCGCCATACCTAAATCATTTAATGCTTCCTCAACCAACCCACGTTTGAATTGACTTCTTCGTTGTGCGAATTCATCAATTAGGACAGTGCCACCCAAGGTCTGTGGAAACTGAACTGTTGCTCCGTCTTGAAATTCATAAACGCCATACATCCTTTGAATCAGATATTTGTCCCTGTCTATCTGTTCATATAAGGCATTAGACATCTGTTGGAACTGCAACACAATAGGAATACCACCTAAATCGGGATCATAAGTAAAAAATTGAGCACCTGCTTTACCCCATTGTTTCTCTAAAGCAGTCTTATCCGTTCCTTCAGGAACAAACAACTTTAGGGAAGCAATGTTGATATTATAAGCAGTAATTAGACTTCTTGTCTTGTTAATCTGCTCTTGCACTGGTCTTGCTAATCTTGCATCACCATAAGGAAAAGGAGTATCTGTATGATGCAGCATTGTAATCCCGAAAGGATAACTAGAGAAAGGAGTCACTACAGGTTCTCTGTATAATTTCTCACCTATTACTAAGCTCTGCTGTATCCTATCTACAAATACTTCAGCCCATTCTAATAATCCCTCTTGTAATAATTGACCATTCAAAACTTCTTCTACCTGGACTGTAGAACCAGGAACTGGCATAACCCATTGTCCCTGTTCATTTATTTCTCCAACCTTAATTTCAGTTCCAGGTTGCCAAGTACCATCAGTGCGGAAATGAAATCGAGTAGTGCCGTATTGCCTAATCCTCATTGACCATTCTTGTTTTTCCTTTTCATCAGTAATAACAGTTTGTCTTCCTACACCATTAACTACTAAGCTATAATCATTTGCAAAAGCAACATACTCATTCTTCTCTAATTCCCACTCCTCTTGAGAATTAGGATTAGCCACACGAAACATCGGATGCTTAATCTTTTTATACTCATCAATTAAACGATAGTATTTAGTCTTACTGCTACCTATAAAGTCACTATGGAAAACCTGCCCTTCGGTCTTGCTACCTCGACCAGAATACCTTATATCACCTGTCCACGTTTGCGCATCAGTACTATCCCAATCAGGATACTGCATTTTTATCTGGGTCTCAGACATTACTACTGCATAGAAAATTCTATCTGAATTCTGAGCACTTCGCCAGTTACATCTGGGGTCAAGATAGATATCCCTTGCATCAATATGACGTATCTTAATATCACCTTTACCGCCATCAGCGTTAGGATCATAATATGTCTGTAAAACAAATAAACCCATGTCCTCAAGATTTTCTACAGCCTTAATAAAATGAGACTTACCTCGTGATTTATCCCAAATATAATCCATTAAGTCGCATATATCAGCAGCAAGTGATGTATCAGAATTTTCTCTCCCAACAGCCAAAAACATTGGGTCATTAAAAGTAATCTGCTGAACAGCACCATCCCTGGCTGGCTTCATTTCATTATAGCATACAGCAGGAATATTCTTGGCCTCTAAAGCAGCTGCAGCCTCGACACTCCATTGAACATTATTGACATATTCTAAATCATCCTCAGCATTTTTGATATAAGTTATCCTATTACCCCCAGCGTAGAGATTGAATTCCTGGATAATGTCTCTGGCCACATCATTACTTAATGTATCAATTTTAGTCCCTCTATCAATTGTAGCCATTAATATCCTCTCCCCAACATTTCTTGTGCATTTGCTTGAGTAACCTCTTTCATCTTATTCATATAAATATAAACATTTTTATATCGTTCGCATACCCTAGATTCCCCAGCTGGGGTTGGGGGCGTCTGTATGTGAGGCTTAGCTTCTATGCCACATATTTGGCATTTGAATGGCTCTTCTTTATAAAATCCGTGTTTAGGGCAAAAATATCCTATTATTTTTTCTTCCATTAACTCGTCATCCAACTTTCTGTTCTGATATTTCCTCGACCAAGCAAAACCATTTCATCATCATTATATTCAGGCTGATATTCGTGTGTAGGCTCTCTAAGATTACGAGTAGCAAACCATAGCCCATCAAGTAAGTTCTTCCTTCCTCTAGGGAATAACAGCATTTCATCTTGTAGTCTGTGCATACCTGGCTGTAAATATAGCCTATGGGCTTCAGTAAAGCGTTGTAAATCAGTTAGCCTATCATCTTTCTCTCTTCGAGGAGTCCATTTCTTTTCCAAACCACCAACGTAAATGCCTTTTTCCTCCATCCACTCTCGCATAATGCTGCGTAGTGATTCTTGGTAACTAATAGATTCGATATAAGTCTTTTTAGGATTTAATTCCAGAACCTTACCCTGTATTTGCCGGGCGTGCTCAGTTGGCTTCACTCTCTTCTCAAAGTAAGGCAACATATACATATTCCAACCATCATAGGCGATAGGGACTGTAGTAGATAAATCAGCGGTTTGTTTTAAAGAAGAAGCAGGATCTACACCTATATAGGTGTTAACAGGGATGACTCTCTCTTCGGGGAGTAAGATCAACTCCCAGTTATTATTTTGTGTTTTTCTCCTGTTTTGATGTGTGATATGTAAGTATCCGTCTCGATAGTAACCATCCCACCAACGGAAGTCGGTTTCATTAAATAGAGCATCATCATCCCCAGTAATAAGACACTGCTTCTCTGAATACCATTTAGAGGCTTTACCAATACTAATAAGATCTTCTTTCTCCTGCATTAACTCTGCAAAAGATTCCATTTCTTCCCAGAGGACTTCTTTAGTATCCTCATTACAAGCAGAATACCTTTTGAAGAGCCAACCACCCATAGAACTAATCTTTTCAATTAGACAAGATTGATTTATAGGAGTGCCCACTACAATGGCCCTACCAGTTTTCTTCTTTAATCCAGGCAGAGTAGTTAAAAATTTATCCAAGTTACCAGACATAATATCAGGAGTCTTAGTATTATTCTCATCCTCGGGATCATCTAAATAATAAAGAGTAATTCTTGACCAGTCTTCAGTTAAACCACCACGAGTCTGCATCCCATAACCCTTTGCTTCGATCACTGTGCCATCAGATAGAACAATTCTGTCCTTATTCCACTCAGAAGCAGTGTTCATTCCTCTATAACCATAGAGTTCACGATATGCGTCAGAGTATTCTAAAATGTTTTTAATAGCACCTAAGCGTTGTTTAGCATGTCCTTGAGTTTTAGACTGAATAATAACATACTTTTTACCTTCATCATAAGTAATATGATGTAAAACGGTAAAAACACAAAGGGTCGATTTAGCATAACCACGAGGAGCTTCAACGGCAAGCTTTAAAATATCTTTATCTAATAGTAAACTGGCTAATTCATAATGGAAATCAGGGGTAGGAAGTTCGAAGGCTTGGTGAGCACAAGCTTGTGCAAAGAATATGAGGTCATATTCTCCTCTTTGGACTATTTCAGCATTAGTCAATATAAGTCCGTAATGATTATAAAGTAATTGTGTACTCTTTGCCTAATTGTAAAGGCTGTGAAACTTCAAATAATACCTGATATCTTGTCAT